TCGTGACTGAGGAGCTGGCGTTCTACGCGGTGACGCCTGAGAACCCGGTGCGGATCTTCGCGGGCGGCTCAACCGGGTGGCTGAAGTTCCCCGACGAGGCGACGGCGCGGGTGCTGTTGGCTGATTACTGGATAGACGAATGAGGGCCGGGGATCTTGACCGCTCTTTGATCCTGCGGCGCCGAGCGGTCGGAAACAACGCACTAGGCGAGCCGGTCGAGACGTTCACCACCTTTGCGACTGCCCGCGCAAGCAAAGCCGACATTAGCGACGGCGAGAAGGTTCGGGCGCAACAGGTCGGCGCTGAGATCACTACGCGGTTTCAGGTTTATTGGTCGCTGAACTGGTCAACTCTTAACCCGAAGGACCGCGTCGTGTGCGACGGGCGAGAGTTTGAGGTGGTCGCGGTCAAGGAAATCGGACGCCGCGAAGGCATCGAGATTACCGCCTGCGCGCGGGCCGATCAAAGCAACCTCTACAGCTAGGTTTTGCCATGAAGATTGAAATGACCGCCGATCTAATCGGCGAGGACGGCAGCTTGCTTGCTGGCCAGATCATCGACACCGAAACCGACGCCGAAGCCGTGCGCTTTATCCAGGCGGGCTACGCCAAGGCGGTTATTCAGGCCCCGGCGCCCATCGATACCACGCCGACGCAACAGAGCGTGGAGGCCGAGCTGACGGCCCTTGGCGTCTACTTCGTCAGCGGCGCAAACCTCGCCTCCCTGATCGCCCTTCGCAACGCCTCCAAGGCCCCCGAAAAGCCCATCAAACCGGCGACGGCTCAGCCCGCCGAAACCGTGACCGGAGAATAAACACATGGCCGATCTGAGCATCACCGCCGCAAACTGCGTTCCCGTCGCGCCCTATGTGCCGGAATACGGCGTTGCGGGCGCCACCATCGCCGCCGGTAAGGCGATCTATCTGGAGGCGGCAACAAATACCTGGAAGCTCGCCGACAATAACTCCGGCACCGCTGAAGTGCGCGAAGCGACGGCGCTTGCTCTCTCTGGAGCGTCTTCCGGTCAGCCGTTCGCCTACATGCGCTCGGGCTCTGTCACGCTTGGCGCCACCATGACGGCGGGCGTTGTCTACTACCTTTCCGGCACGGCGGGCGGCATCTGCCCGGTCGCGGATCTCACCTCGGGCATGTATCCCGGCGTTATCGGCATCTCGACATCCACGACGGTCCTGAAGCTTGGCTTCAACTATTCCGGCGTCGCGCTCTAGTGACCATCCGCGTTGACGGCCTAAAAGCACTCGACGCGGCTCTACAGGAAATGAAGACGGCGACGGCGCGGGGAACTGTTCGGCGCGCGATGATGAAAGCGCTACAGCCGATGGCCGATGAGGCTTCGGGCCTCGCGCCGGACGATCCCCGCACCCCATCGCCAGACCTTCACCGGGCCATCAAGGTGGGCGACACGCTCAAAGCCGGGCGGTCAATGGCGACCAAGGGCTTCGGCTTCAAAGATGGCCAAGTCACCGTCTGGATGGGTCCGACCCGTGAGGGCTACCCGCAAGCGATGATGCAGGAGCTCGGGACGGTAAGCCAACCGGCTCAGCCTTACATGCGCCCGGCTTGGGACGCGGGTAAGGGTCAGCTTCTGGAAGACCTGAAAGCGGGCCTTGCGGCTGAGATTACCAAGACAGCCGAACGCGCGGCGCGTAAGGCGGCAAAGCTGGCGAGGGGCTAAATGGAAGAGGCCCTAAGGGATTACCTGCTGACCAATACCGCGCTGGTCGCCCTGGTGGGGCAGAAAATCCGCTGGGTGGTATCGTCTCAATCTGACGCCGGATCGCGGGTTGTGCTGGCCAAGGTATCGAGCGTTCCAGTCTACCACACCTCTGGGCAATCGGATCTGGCCGAAAGCCGGGTGCAGGTAGACTGCTACGCAGAAACAGCCTTGGCGGCGCTCTCTATTGCCCGCGCGGTCAAGGCGGCAATTCCCAAGGCCCCGTTCACGGCTAGCGGTATCGACTTCTCGCTGTTTCAGTTGAGCGAGCGGCAGAGCTACGAAGACCCAACCCCATCGCACCGCGTCCATCGCGTCGGCATTGACTTTCAGGTCTGGCACACCAGCCCCTGAGCCTAAACACGCCCTTTGGCAAGGCGAAACGCCCCGTCGTGATGACGTCGGCAATCCTTAAAATGGAGCCCCTCACATGGCCATCGTCGGCTACAACACGACCCTGCAACTTGATAACGCGGCGGGGACCCTGACCACGCTTGGCGAGGTCGTCAGCATTACGCCGATCAACGTGTCGGTGGGCACGGTCGAATCCACGCACCTGACCTCGACCTCGGGTTATCGGGAATATCTCTCGACCCTGAGCGATGCGGGCGAGGCGTCGGTGACGATTAGCTGGACCCCCGGCAACGCTACCGACATCATCCTCTACACGGCGGCGACCGACCGTCTTGTGCGGACGTTCCGCCCGGTGTTCCCCAACAGCAAGTTCATTTCGGTCGAGTGCTTTGTCACTGACTACGCCCCCGGCGCCATCAACGCGGATGGGAAGCTGGAAGCGACCTTCACCGTCAAGTTCACCGGCGTTCCGACCTACGGGTGATGATAGATGCCTAACGCTTTGAAAGGCGAGGTTGGGTTTGAGGTCGAGGGCGAGGCTTATACCCTCCTCCTCGATTTCAACGCCCTGTGTGAACTTGAAGCGGCGTTGGCGCCGGGTGATGACCGCAACGGCCCCAGGGCATCGCGTGCGACCCTCTGGGCTGCCCTGCAACGCCATCACGCCGACCTGTCGCTCAACGACGTGGGCGACTTGATTGCGGCTCTGACGCTTCCCCGCGTGCGCGAACTGATCGGCCAAGCTTACGACGCCGCCGGTCTTAATGAGGTGCTTGGCGGAAACCCTCTGAAGGCCCCGGCTCGGAAGAAGACGACCAAGACCGGGGCATAAACGGCGCCCTTGGCGTCTATTACGAACTTGGGGGCGCGAGCGAAGATCAGTTTTGGCGGTTTACGCCTCGGCTGTTTCGGCTCTGGATCGCGGCAAAGACGAAGGCGGCCAAGGCCGAGCGGGAGTTCGCCCGCTGGTGTGTCTGGCACGCTGCGGCGCTCCCCCGCGCTAAGGACTTCCCAGACCTTAGCCTGTTCGTGACCGGCGTTAAGCCTCCGACCCGTCGTCAGACCCCTGAAGAAATCGAAGCTGTGTTCCACGCTATGTTCGGACCACCGCCGGAGGATGCTTGATGGCAGGTTCGGTGATCGGCGCCCTCCGGGTAAGCCTCACGGCAGAGACGGCGGCCTTCGACAAGGGCATCGACCGGTCGAAAACCAAGCTTCGCCAGTTTGACGCCGACACCCGCAAGATGGCGGGCAACGTATCCGACCTTGGCCGGGAGTTTGGAACGGGGTTCGGTCCTGTCGGCACGGTTCTGGACAAGATCGGGGCGGCGGGCCTGGTGGCCGGTGCTGGCGTTGGCGCGGCTGTCGTCGCGTTTCAGGGGATGCAGGCGGCGCTAAAGTTTGCCGATGATCTGGACGCCACGGCGACAAAGATCGGCATTACCGCTGAGCAGTTTCAGGAACTGACCTTCGCGGCCAAAGAGAACGACATCACGACAGAGGCCCTTAGCCAATCGCTGCAGGGGCTGAACGTCGCCCTCGGCGCCTACAAGTCAGGCGTGGGTGACGCCAAGGTCAAGAAGGTGTTCGAGGCTTTGGGCATCACGCCGGAAAGCCTGGCCGACGTCAACAACGCCGCCGACTTCCTGCCGATGCTCGCCGACAAGATCAAAGCTCTGAACTCGACGGCTGAGCGCGTGAAGATCGCCAAGATGATGGGCGTCGAGGATCTGGTCCCGCTGCTTATAAAGGGCGGTGACGAGATCGACCGACTGGCCGCGAAGGCGCGTGACCTTGGCTTGGTCATGTCCAACGAACTCACCGCGAAGGCCGCTGACGCCAATCGCGAGCTTGAGGTGATGGGCGACTATATCACCGCGCATCTGTCGATTGCGTTCGCCGGTCTGGCGACATGGCTGAACGATGCGGCGAAGGACTTCCAGCCTCTGATCGACAAGATCAGAGAAGCCACCCAAGCCATGCGCGAATATCAAGCGGGCAGGGGCCGGGATATTGCGGCTCGCCAGCGGAACCGCGCCGCCGCGATGGAAGCGGCCAACGGCGGACGGGCAACCCGACAAAGCGCACTGCTGCGATCCGACGCTGAGAAGTACGACCCGACGCAGTTCGGCGATAGCGCCATCAGCGACCGCATGGGGACTCAGGCTTCGTTCGACGCTTTGAGGCGACAAGAAAACGAAAACAACAATAACAACAACGACAGCAACAATCAAAAAACCCCCCGTTCGCGCGCCGCTAGCAAGCCGCGATTTACCGGCAAGCTGCCGGACTATATCGCCGCCCTGATTGCCGAGGGCCGGTTCACTGAAGCGTCTATTCGCGAAGCATACCCCGACGGCAACTTCCCCATGCAAGGGGGCGTCTTCCTACCCGAACCGGTCGTGGTCGATCCCAAGACGACGTTCGACGTAGCAGACCTTGCGGCTAACGCGAGGCGAGTGGATGCAAACCCGACCGGGTTTCAATCGTCGGCGGATGGCGTCAACAGCGTCACGTCGGCCATTGAGGCGACCAAGGATCAAAACCGCGAAGCCTTCCGCGAGATGTTCTCCGGCGGGCTGCTGGCCGCCCTTCGCGATGGCGAAGACGGCGTGCGCGAGTGGATGCGCCGGGGCGCCGAGCGCGGCCTAGAACAAGCCCTGAACAACCTTGCCGACCTGATCTTCAAGCTGTTCAGCGATTCAATGGGCGGCGGTTCGGGCTCCGGCATCGGATCGTCA